TTACCTAGCAAGGCGAGTGTTTGACGAGAATTTGACTTGATTCACGTATGACAATAAATGGTCGGCATTTAGGTGTGCATACTTCTGAACCATTTCTATCGTTTCCCATCCGCCTAACTCTTTGAGTACCATTAGCGGTGTTCCGCGTTGGATATGCCAGCTTGCCCAAGTGTGACGTAAATCATGAAATCGGAAATTCTTAATATTGGCTCGCTGCAAGGCGCGCTTAAAATCCCTTCGTGAAATATCATCACGTAGTTTCCCTGTTCCGCTATGAAAAACATAGGGAGACACTTGATATTTCATCCTTTCTTTGATTAGATTAATTGCGTCATCACTTAAAGGCAGAGAACGTCCACGTCCAGATTTTGCAATATCGCCAGTAACTATTGCCATTTTGTTAGCAAAATTAATTTTATCCCACGTCATTGACAAAATCTCCGTCATTCTAGCCCCCGTCAATAAGGCGAACTGGCAGACATCTTTCATCCAATTAAGATTTAAGCTATCTAATAATCGCTCTGCTTCCTTTTCAGTAATCCAGCGGATGCGTTTTTTGGGTTCGCTATTTTTAGCGATATAAGGCACGACATCAATCCAACCAGCTTGCTTTGCCAGATTGATTGCCCGCATAATGGACGAACGATAGCGGTTTTGGGTTGCTGGGGAAAGTATTTTCCCTGTGCGTACAACGTGCGTAGGAATCGCATTTTGAATATCTTCACTTGTTAAAGAACTAAGCAGCTTGTTCCCGATTTCATCGCGCCAATATTTGGCGTGCTGAATTTTGGTGAGTTTGTCTTTTTTATGCTCTGCGTCTTTGAGCAATAAAATTAAGGCTTGCTCCACCGTTTTTTCGGGCTTTTTGTTAAGCTGCTCCACTTGCCATGCTTCGTGCTTGAGCTTATCGTGGAGATGTTGAGCTAATTTTTTGTCAGTTGTTTTACTACTGCATCGAACTCGCTCGCCACTTGGTGTGGTAAAATCGATTTGCCACACGCCATTTTTATTTTTGCGGATCGGCATTTTTGTTTCTCCTGTGTATCACCGACCTTCGCATATAGATCGCTGAGATTTTCAGCTTTTTTGCGATTGCGATCAAGATCGGATTTAAAAACTCGCCACATTCTAGACCCTTCCATTTGGAAAAATCCCCACTTTAATTTATTTTTCCGCACGGTTGTTTCGCTAAGGTTCAAGCACTTTGCAACATCGCGAATAGTGAGCGTTTGTTCCATATTTCCTCCAATAAAAAACCGCCCATAAGAGCGGTTATAATGATTTATTTTAGTTAGCCCACTTCATCTAACTTATCCCCCTCTTTTGTAAATAGGGGCTAGGGGCTAGGGGAGATTTAATGGGCTGTAAATGGGTTTTAGTCATCAAAATAAATTTCATCAACGTCCGGCTCCAATCGATACCATGGGCTCACACGGAAAATTGAGTACCGTTCACTCCCTTGTTCTCTGATGGCGAGAAAAACATATTCATCCTCTTCATAACACTCCCAATCGCTATGATTACGTATAAATAACTCTTCAGCGACACTTGACTCTAAATAAAATGGTCGTTTTTTTCGGTCAAATTCTAACCACACTCTATCTTTAATGATTTTCTCTACTTCTTCTTTTTCTGGATCTTCGTCATCTAGATCATTAATAAGTAACCATTCGTATTCGATATTCATAATTTATTCCTCCGGTGGTTGTGGTAGTGGTTGCCAGTGTGATACTTCAATTTCTATGTCTATCATTCCTAATTCGTCCAATTGCCAATAGGGGATTAATCCACCTTCTTCATCTACCTTTTCGTCTAATAAATACCATCCAAAACCGATAAACCAATACACGTCATCCTCGGTATAATAAATTAAGTGTCTATTGCTTAAATTGCGTAATTCTTCACTTGTATCAAATGGTTCAGGCAACCGCTCAGAACACTTAATCCATCCATTGTTGTTTTTACTCATTCTTCGCCTCTAATCCGTTTAACAGTGATCGAGTATTTTTTGACAAAACGTCCATCTGCAGTTTCCTCAGATAAGATTATTGGTTCTCCAAATTCCATTGCGTGCTGTGCAACTGCAAACAGAATTTCCATTGTTGCATCTTGTTTTGTTGTCCACGTATCTCCTTTTTTATTAACATAACCAACAAAAATTTGGTTTGTTATTGGACTTACCCCGACTCTTATTTGTTTTGCTGTCATTTTCTTTCTCCTAAATAGTTTGTTAATCGCTCCCTAATCCACTTAATCACAGGCACAGCCATTGAATTGCCGATTGCTTTATAGCGCGGACTATCAGGGCAATCTTCTATTGATTTATTGCGGTAAGGGATTTTTGTCCAGTTGTCTGGGAAGCCTTGCAGACGTTCACATTCAACAGGGGTAAGTTTGCGGATAATGGATTGTCTATTGATGCGCGGAATATTATTGCCGCCTGTTCCCATTTTGGCGGCTAAGGTTGGTGTGATTTCATCATAAATTCGCACAGTATTGCGTCGTTCTGATATATCAAACAAAACATTTTCCTGTCCATTATTGCGCCCTAGGCAGTGGGCTGTTGAGGTGGAAATAATCGGGTCTTGAGTGCCGTGAACAACAAAGGTTTCACTCCCTCCGCCAAGCGATCCGCCACTTTGTCTTAATGTACCGCTTATGGTATTTTCGCTGAATGCGCCAAAGCTGCTTTCAGTGTAGGCGGTAAAAACTTGTTGCGTTTTTCCGCACGATTGAGAATGCCCTTGCAGGCTTTTGCGCTCAAAAAGTATTTGGGCGACACTTCTTTCTCTAGCACTTGCCACAAGGAACACGCGCTTGCGTCGTTGGGCGAGTCCGAAGTATTGAGCATTGAGTGTTCGCCACGCGACAGTTCGAGCTGAATGCAATAAACCTGCGTTTGTCCATTTTCGCCCTGTTGGCTGCAATGGCTGACGTTCTTGAACCAGTCCAGCCAAAAAGTGTCCGAATGCGTTGTCCTTGGTGGATAGTACACCCGGAACGTTTTCCCACAACAAAACGCATGGCTGATTACCGTCTTGGTATCTAACATAATCAATAGCCTCTAATATGTGTATTAAAGTTAACGTGAGATTTCCGCGGTCGTCATCTAACGAGTTTCGCAAACCAGCGACAGAAAATGCTTGACAAGGAGTACCACCAACAAGCACATCAGGCGCAGGAATTTCACGGTTTAAGATTTTTTCGGGTAAGGTGGTCATATCACCAAGATTTGGGATGTTGGGATAATGATAAGCAAGCACGGCGCAAGGAAAAGGCTCAATTTCGCTAAACCACAGCGGTTTACTTAAGCCTTTCCATGCCACGCTTACCGCTTCAATCCCTGAACAGATTGAACCGTAGGTAAACATAGTGCGGTTATTTTTTCCTCTGTTTTGGATTAATCACAGGCAACACAGGCACAATCGGTTTTGCTGTTGTAGCTGTTGTTGATGGGCTACTGCGGTTTTCATTTATCCAGTCAAATAGTTCCTCCCACGAATCGTAGTCAAGTTTGTGGAATGCGTCATTTCGGTCGCTTTCCCAGCGTTTCAAATGCTCATTAATATCGCGCGTAATTACCTCTCGAGTATTACTGCTTAACACGCTCCAGTAGGTTTTAACATCGTGAATAGTTTCGCTAACGATATAAGTATGGCGTGGTAGGCTGTATCGGACGTGACTAATCATTAAATCTTGGAATTTATGCAGTGGGAGTTTGATGTTAATTTCATTCATTTTCTCCCTCCTTTTTTCTTATGATGTTTAAAGTGCGGTCGATTTTCTCGGAGTTTTAAATTGTCCTGTCGGATTTGTTCTACTTTAATTCTTAGGCGGTCATTATCGCTTTCAAGCTCTTTAATGCGTCTTGATTTGGCAAGATTTTCATTGCCTAATTTTTCAAAATGATATTTATTATTTTCGATTTCCTCTTGGAGGATTATTTTAGCGAGGGATTTTAGTAGATTCATAGTCTCTCCTTGATTCCGCCAAATTCTTTTATTAGGCTATCCACTGTTTTGCCAAGCACGTTTACCATTAAAACAAAGTCTGCATTAAAACGAGCTGTTACGTCTTCTTTTACAATGTCATCGTTCTTCTCGATGATATTGTCGTCAAACTTCAGTCGTTTCAGCGTGCCATCTTCAACCAAGATAAATTTAAGGTTGTTTTCCCACTCAAGCGCGAGTTTAGAGATCAAGCCATTTTGAACAAGCTCAATAATTTCCTCGTCTTCAACATCTTTTTGCTTGCAGTGAATAACGCCAAGATCTTCTTTTTCGCGGATTTCCACTTCCTTACGCAAGATTAGCCAATCAGGTGCAGTATCTGTAACCCATCTTGTCATTACTTCACACGGCGCACAGTTAAACGCCAACGGTACTACTGGCAAGCTACCAAGCGATTTACGCAAAAGTGCAAGTACATCTTCGGCTGTTTTACTTGATGCTGTATCAACAAAGATAAGTTGTTTCAATGTGTCGATATAAAGTGCGGTCATTTTGATACGAGAAAACGCTTGCGGAAGTAGGGTAGCTATCACATCATCTTTTAAAGATGATCGTTCTACTTTCTTTAATTTTCGCTGTTCTTTTTCTTCAAGTGCAGTGATTCGTTTATTGAGTTCACGATTCACAACTTCCACAGGCAAAATCTTCTCTTCTCGTTTAGCTACAAGTAAGATTTTTCCGTTCGCTTGATGTGCTAAATTTTCGCTGGTGACGAGCGGAGCAGACCAACCAAAATGGCTAACATCTGCTGAACCACACGGAGTAAATTCACATTCTTTGAGTTGTTTTTCGATATTCTCAAAGTCTATTTGTTTTGTTAATTGGTAAATAATTGCATTTCTGAACCAGTACATTTTTATTATTCCTCATAAATAAAAGCCGCTAATTAATAGCGGCAGATTTTAAGCATCATCTTCGTAGTAGTTTTCTTCAACCACGAATCTATCACTACCATAGATAGGTTCTCTATATGGTTTTTTAGTCGTCTTTAACCTCAACAAACTTACCTATCTCATCTAGTGTGTACCAAGTATCAGCTTTGATGTTATTTTCACCGACTTTTGATGCTTTGATATGGATTAGCTCGCCCTCATGATTGCGATACACGCAGACAATTGCACCATCGATACTCGCCTTAGCTTTAGATTGCCAACCAAGCGCAACAGCTATAGATTGCTTGCCAGATACTTCCGCTGCCGACTGATTGCCTGTATTGGTTGCTACCGACCTATTGCCTGTATTAGTCGCTGCCGACCTATTGCCAGTATTAGTTGCTACCGACCGATAGCCTGTATTAGTCACTGCCGACCAATAGCCTGTATTAGTCGCTACCGACCGATCGCCTGTATTAGTCGCTACCGACCAATAGCCTGTATTAGTCGCTACCGACCGATAGCCTGTATTAGTCACTGCCGACCAATAGCCTGTATTAGTCGCTACCGACCGATCGCCTGTATTAGTCGCTACCGACCAATCGCCTGTATTAGTCGCTACCGACCAATCGCCTGTATTAGTCGCTGCCGACTGATCGCCTGTATTAGTCGCTACCGACCGATAGCCTGTATTAGTCGCTACCGACCGATAGCCTGTATTAGTCGCTACCGACCGATAGCCTGTATTAGTCGCTGCCGACCAATAGCCTGTATTGGACACCTTGGCAGCATCCCAATCAACTTTACCTTTTATCCATTCAACGGCTTTTTTTATCATTTCCGGTAAGTTAATTTCGGTTTCGATCGTGATTTTTGCAGATGCAATTTTTGTATCATCACTATCTTTTGATGTTTCGCCGCTCATTTTAACTACAGCAAATTTACTTACCGCTGGACTGTAATAGCTAAGCACATCAAGCGGGTATTCGCAGGCGTGGAATCCACTCTCACAAGCCTCAACATTACCTTTATGCTCATACGTTTTGCCTACCTCATACTGATAACCTCGACAAGTCCAGTCTTGCTTAAACCCTTTATAAGCTATAATTTCTTTGTTTTCTTCAGCCATTTTTGCCTCTCAAATTTAGATAATAAAAAAGCCACTATTGGTTAGTGGCTTGTGGTGTAACTCAAAACGGAATATCATCATTAAACCCATCTTGTTCTGCTGCTGCGTTTAATGGGTCAGGTTTTTCTTTGTCTTTGGTTGGCTGTTGTGTTTCATTGTTTGCCTTGCTGTCTAGCATTTCAAAGGATTGTGTCGCTACTTTAAGTGCGGTGCGATTATTGCCGTTTTGGTCTTGCCAGCTTTCCTGTACTAGTTTTCCTGTTACACAGATTTTTGAGCCTTTTTGCAGATATTGTCTTGCTACATCAGCAGAATTGCCATGCACCACAATAGGTATCCAATGCGTACGTTTAACTGTATTGCCTTGTCTATCTCGGTAATCATCGGCGATAGCAAGATTAAATGTGGCAATTTGCCCGCCATTTTGGAATTGGCGGATTTCTGGGTCACTGCCTAAATGACCGACTAATATCACGGTGTTGGTATTACGTGCCATTAGCGCATCTCCTGTATAAGTTGTTGATAATATTCTTGAGCAATTTCTACTCTCTCCTTGATTTTCTCGATGACTTTCTCATCACGTTTAATTGTGACCGTCGTGATACGTTTTTCTTGGGGGATTTGCTCAACCAAGTCAATGTATCTGTTTGGGTCGTCATAGCTTGATAATTGGTCATAAGGAGTGGGGAGGAGGACAAAATCAATTTGCGCCTCACTACAATCCCATAACCACATATAGCCTTGCATTTGTGCGTCATACCCCGCTTTTTTGGCTTTTTCTTTTGCCTCATCAGCAAAAAAAGGGTGTGAGCCAATATCCCAAGAACATTTAGTGTCTATGATTAATCTTCGGCTTGGCACATAAATATCGCACTCGCCTGTAATCCAATCGTTTTCACGCCTTTCCGTGTTCTTTTTAAGAGGTAATCCACGCTTACGACCGCTTAACTTAATGGCTTGTTCTTCTAGTGCAATGCCTTTCGCGGTGTATTTATTCCCCTCAAAATCTTGATAGCCAAACAGGTCATATTTCACTATCTTTCTCACCGCACTTTTAGCGGTAGCAGAAATTCCGTTACCGCTTTTAGGCTTTACCATTAAATCAGCCAAGCCAGAGCATCTAGCTTTGAGTTGGTACATTTCCATTCTCAATTGCCTCCAACTCCGCAATCTGCTCTTGACTAAACTCATAAGCCCCACTATCACAAAGTTCTTGCAGGGTGGTTTCGCCATTGGTAATGCTTTGTTTGCATTGTTCGAATGTGGCTTCATCAACAACCGCTAAAAATTCCGCCTCTTGAATATTGTCGGTGTAGTTGAACTCTTGATTTTCTACATCTTTCACAACGGCTTGGTCGGCTAATACGGCTTGTTGCATTTCAACAGAGAGTGGAGCTTGTTTTGATAGCAATAACTTAGTTACGGTTTTTAATGCCATTGCCTCGAAGTTATCGTGCCATACGCCATAGCCTTTTTTAAATGTTTGGCTGTAGCGTTGAGCGTGTTTGACGATGTCATCGTGGCTCATATAGAGTTCGGCTGAAAAATCATTTACCAGTTTAAAATAGGCGTAATAGCCGATTGGGTTTTCGTTTTGCTCGGGTTCTTGCTCCCAGTCGAACTCAAAACCATTGATGAAATCTTTTTTGATGAGTTGCTTTTTGTACACAGGCAATGCGACTAAGCGTTTAAATTGCCCACTACGCTGTGCCAGTTGGATAAAGCCTTTATAGCCAATTTGGAATTGCGCTTCGGTTTTCTTTTCCTTGTTGTTTCTGAAAGGGACGATGTAGGCAAAGCCTAAGCCATTTTGTAGTGGCAAATTCAGTGTCGCCGCCATACAAGCCGCGTTAAAAATGCTCATTGGATCGGCAGTTTTAAGCATTGAATTGCTGTTGGTGATTTGCATAACACTTGTTGCAAAGGTTGCCGCATTTTTGCCAACAAGTTCCTTAATCTTATTTTGCACATTCGCACTTTCAAAAAATGTTTTAAGCGCAGGAGTCTGTTTATTTTGTTGATGTTGGACTTGGTTTGTCATCTCGCCCCTCCATTAATCTGGGTCATAATCATTCATTCTTGCGTGCAATTCACGCTCTGCGATTTTCTTAATCGCCTCTTGTCTATAAGGCTCATAACTTGCACCGCTACCAATAGCAAGCCAGAAATTATCGTTATCACACAACATTTCCGTGAGTTCGTGATAATGCGTTTGGTCGCCTTGTTTTAAATCATTGTCAATTTCCGTGGCGACTTCATCTAAGGCGATTTCATAGCCTGCTTGCCAATCCACTTTACGTTGGTGTGCAGCATCAAGTTGATAGTAGTAATCATCGGAGGGTTTCATTGCTTTTCTCCTAAAGTGCGGTTAATTTCTGCTTGTTTTTGCTCGACATAACGATACATATCAGCATTGACCTGCGGGGTAAGATTTGCTTGATAGATGCCGTTTTCTTCACGCCATTGGGCTTTCGCTTTTGCCCGGGCTTCTTGTTGGATTTGTTCGCTTAATTCGTTGTCGTGCCAGTCTGTTTGATTAGCTTTTGCACCTAGACTGATAACTGCCGATACAATGATTGCACCAAAGAGACAAGTCATAATTTTTAATGCTTTTTCAGTGCCTTTCATAAAGTAGGTAAAACTGTTTTTAAGTTGATGTTTTTTCATTTTTAACCTCGATTTTGGCGTAAAAAAAGACCGCACTTTTCAGGCGGTCAGTGGAGTAGTGCAATCAGTCTATGCTGATTTTGTTGAGATGTTATCAAAACGCTTTGAAGCATTAGATGATAGCGTATCACTTCCTCATATTCTCAATGCTTATAAGAATCAATCAGATAAATAGCATCACAAATTGATTTGGCTAGTTTATCTGGGGGAAAATTAGTATTTTTTGCTGCACTTTCTAATACAGCCTGTTTGATTAGTTCTTTATCGTTATCAGATAGGCTGTTTTCTTGTTTTTCTTCCATTTTTAACCTCGTTTGTTTTATTGTTACCATTTCAAAACACACTTCATCTATCATTCGCAACGGTTTCACGTGCCGTTGTGTCTCTGTACTAGCAAATGTGTTTTGAAATATCCACATTGGGATATTCGCCTGCTTGAGCTCCACTTTCGGCAACTGCACCGTTTTTCACTGGCTTTGCATGGGCAGACTTTAAAACTCACTCTTCACTAAGTAGGTTAGGGCTTTCAATCTAACGACCGCTTAGCACCGTTGGGCTTCCGTCTGCGCTTCCGCCGAGTGAGTTTCTTTAACCAAATTGTTTAAAATTTGTGATGAAAGTCACTGACTTACATAAACTTTTTAGCTATTCTTGTAATCAACCTTGATACTTTCGATAGCGGATTTTCAGGAATGTAAACTGAAAGGTGAATCTCGCCGTCAACAGTACCTTGGGACATTGCTTTTAGCTTTTCTTCCGCTTCTTCGAATGAATGGGCGTAAACATCTGTCGCCCACCTTTTGCCGTCGAAGTAATAAGAAATCGCATAGCGTTTCATTTCATCTTGCATAAGGAATTACCTATATGTATTTTCAAATATTTAAAGGTGTAAATAATCAGTGGTATTGGCGACTAAAAGCCGCTAATCACGAAATCATTGCCGTTAGTGAAGGTTATACAACCAAACAGAACTGCATAAATTGCATTCATCTTGTTATGGACACTAATCGCAATACACCAATTTATGAATCTTAGTAACCTAGCCCTGTTTATCGGGGCTTTTTTTTCATCACAATTTTTAAAGAGCGTTGAGATATTGGTTATGTGTATCTCGTTTTGATGTGGGTATTATGTACTTATGGTTCATTATAGTCAAGAACAAAAAGTACATGTTTTTAATAAAATGTACTTTTTGTTTATATTAGGTTGATTTCTAAAGAAATAAATTTTTTGAAATAGTGTTTGATTGCTTATTTTTTAATCGATTGAAAAGCAAAGTTTGTGTTTTGTGGTGTGTTTTTAAGATTTTTGCGATGCTGATCGCAAATTTTGGTAGCGATAGTTGGTTTAAATTGAGGTTGGTTTATTATGCCACTGCCGATAAGGAGGGCAATTATGAAAAAAGAGTTTAAAAAATGGCTAATCTCTCTGAATTGCGAAGGGATTAATAGCTTAGGGATTAATGAGATAGTGTCGCGCGTAGATGAAGAGTTGAGGATTGTGCGCGCTAATGAGCAGGAGAGGATTGTGCTGGAGGAGTTGATTGCAGCGTTTAATAAGTAATAAATAAACCGCCAGTTAGGCGGTTTATTGTGATTGATATGTCTCCGACATTGATGTCGGTAACATCGAATCAAGTAGCGTCAGTGCGTGGTTTAACGGTTAAATGGCTTTAGCGAAATTAATAATTTGTTTATCTTCATCCCAGCTAATGTGTTGTAATTTGAAGTGATCAAATGTTCGCTTAATTGTGTCGAGAATATTAGCTTTATGCGCTGTGTTTGGTGTATCAAGAGCAAATAAAATATTCTCTCTTTTAATAAATCCTTCTTGCTCTGCGCGATTAATTTTCGCTACCCAGCTGTCACAATGTTCAATCATGCTCGGGCTTTCAACCTGATCGAATGCAAGAGGTTTTACCGCTTTTAAAATATGTTTATCTTGTTGGTTTTTCAATGCCAAAGGAAGGGCAAATTTAGCAAAATCACCATTCACCATATATTGTTTGTATTGTGCAAGAACACTGTCGTTTTCTTGTCTAAACAAGGTTTTGTAATGTTTCAAAATCGCTTGTTCTTGGTTTTCTGGTTTTACTCCAGCATTTTGGATGAATTGCGTATATAGCTTGTTAAAATAACCTTGCGGATCATCCACCATTCCTACCGCTGCATTGCTATATTGAACAATACCTTCTTTCACATCAATGTAATGGTGAAAGAAGGTTGCCATATCCTGCGCACTTCCGTTAAATGGCTGACTAACGATATATTGTAATTCATCATTAATAGTCTCGCGGACAGTTTCAAACATTTTGCTTTTATAGAAAAAATCATTCACACGCTTGTTATTTTTAGGTACAAGTTGATAAGTGAGTTTTTTCTTTTCAGGCTCGCACATCAATAAGCCAACATTGACGAATTCGCCTGTTTCAAAATACGGACGATACCGCACGAAGCTGTATAAAATAGGTTGTTTCATTCTATGTTGTCCCAGTAATTTTCTTGTGTTATTCGGTTTAAAAGTGCTTTTATTCGGTTAATTTGTTGATCAATTTTATGAAATACCTCATCTTCCACAAACCAATCATCAGGAATGGATTGATAAATATCGTCAAAATTTTTGAGTATGTCAACGGCTTTGTCCATAAAAGTTTGTTTATCTACCCAGTCAAGTCGCCACTCTCTGTTCTTTTGTGAAAAGATATGTTCAGAAAAATCAGCTCTTTCGTCAAAGGCAAGATTATGATCTATCACTAAAATTTTTTGCTGTTGTTCGTCAAACAGCAGATTAATATTTCCTGTGCCGACTTGTGATGAGGTTCTGTCTGAATTTAAAATCCAACGATCAAACATGTAGAGCAATTTTTGTTCCGGCTCCGATAAAAATGCAGGATTTTTGACTTGAACGGTTTTGGCAATTTTGGCATTTACCACAAATGATGATGCGAACGCTATTCCGTTAGGCAAGTCTTGCCGCCACTCTGAGGAAACGTATTGGGTTGATTCGTGACTTACTTCAACAAAATCAATACTTGGACAGGGGAGCCCTATTTCATGAGCCAGTTTTGAGCCTATGACTTCCGCTAATAACTGACCGATTGGCATCATAGACAATGTTTTTACGATAAACCAATTCCCTTTATCTGTTTGACAGATAAAGGGTCGGGTTACCCCCATTTCCATTCTTTCTCTAATAACTATGATTTTATCCATTCTCTTATCCAATAACACTTCCTCTGCCTTCACAATCCAAACCTATCTTGCAGCTCTGTGTTATAACGTTTCTACACGTTCCCTTGCCACACCAATAATGCGAATTTCTTGGTTGAGTGAGCTTAATGTTGGAAACATTGGATTAAGTGGAACAAGCTCAAAGTGCGGTATGCCTTCAGGTGTTCTTGTACCAAGCTCTTTGTATTGTTTAAATGTCGCCTCGTTGTCTCCATTGATTGCCGCCACAAATTTTCCTGGCGTTGGCACAATATCAGGATCGATTAAAACCAGATCGCCCTCGTTGAATCGGGGGAGCATAGATTTCCCTTCAATTCGTAAATAAAAGGAATTTTCAGAGGCTATGACTGTGCTTGGGATCATCTCGTAACCGTCAAACCCCTCAAGCGATCTAATGTCTGTCCATAGCCCTGCTTGGATTGGACTTAGCAAAGGGTAGGATATTTGCTTTTCGATTTTCTCAATAGAGGCATTCTTATCGCCATAAGTTAGCCATTCTTTTGTTACACCCAAAAAATCAGCTAATACATAAATATTTGCTTGAGTTGGCAATGTCTCCGCATTGAACCATTTACTCACGGCTTTTGGCGTAATTTTCAGTATATCTGCAATAACTTTTCCTCTGCCTTTTTCTGGCAAGTTCTTTCTTTTGCACGCAATGTCCAGCCGTGCGGCAAAGTCCTGTTTAATTTTTTCTTCAGTAATCATTTTTTTCACCTTTGAACCAATAGTTCAATTATAAATAAAACTTGAAGTACTTTCAGTTCTGTTTTAAGATGTACTTAAAGTTCATTTAAAGAGATTATATATGGGAAATTTAAAACATATTATTGACTCTTTGGGTGCAGCTAAAGTGGCAGATTTATGTGGGCTTTCTGTTCGAGCTGTTTACAAATGGCGCACATCAAATTCTCTACCAAGAACTGAATATACAGGTGAAACCAGATATTCCGAGATTCTATCTCAAGCCTTGGGCGGTTCTGTCTCTGCGGAAGAAATTCGACACTTTAGCAAACCTATTAAGTCAGGCTCTGCGATTATCGCATGACTGTAATTTACCAACACCAACAGAAAAGAAAACCATAAAAACAAGGCAAAAATTATGGCAATGAAGAAAGTCATTATGGAAATGATTGAGAAGATACCTGGCGGCAAAAGTGCGGTTGCAGGATTTTTAGGTTTTACTGAAAGCGAATTGAACAATCGTCTTTATCAAACAAAGGGTCAGCGATTCAAAAATGAAGAATTAATTGCGATTCAGCAAGAATATGGCTGCACGCAATTTATTGATGAACTATGCCGTTTGGCTGGTGGGCGTTTTGTACCTGATGTAGCAGAGAATGAATTAGACAAGGTTGAGCTTGCTAATTTACAACTGCACGAGCTTTCCGCACGAGGCTTGTTATTTGCTGCATTAGAAACGGCGTTAGAAGACGGCGAAATCACTTCGCAAGAAGAAGACAAAATCCGTCAAGCATTGAGTAAACATTTGGCAGCGACGCAACATTCGATTGAATGTGCGATTGTGTTACACAAGAAATAAAAAAAGCCACGAGGAAATTTCGTGGCTAATTCACTAAGGAATATACAGATGAATCAATTATTAACGATTACGAAAGAAAACGCAAGTACTTTGACGATGAGTAGTCGAGAAATTGCGGAGTTGTGCGAGAAGCGTCACGATAACGTATTGAAATTAGTGCGTGAATTGATTGAAAGGGGTCTCCTAAAAAATACGATACCCCATTCCTACATTCATCCGCAGAATAATCAACGTTATTTTGAATTTTTTTCAGATAAGCGAGACACCCTTGTAATTGTCGCTCGCTTATCGCCCGAATTTACCGCCGCTGTGGTCGATCGCTGGCAAGCGTTGGAAAATCAACAAAAACCAACCGCACTTATTCCGCAATCTTTTTCTGAGGCGTTGATGTTAGCCGCTCAGTTACAAGCAGAAAAAGAGCGTAATGCACCTAAAGTCGCTTTTGTTGATCACTATGTGGAAGTAGGGACGAGTAAATCATTTCGTGAGACGGCGAAGATTTTAAAAATGCCTGAGCGTGCATTGGTTAATCGCTTGGTGGAAGATAAATATTTGTATCGTCAATCTGGCGTGCTTTTGCCTTATCAATCGGCACACACGAAAGATCTTTTTACGGTTAAAACAGGTACCGCTGAACACGGTCACAATTACACACAGACACGCGTAACAAGCAAAGGCATTGAATTTATTGCGTCACGTTATGCTTCGGAGTTGATGCTATGAGTATGCGATTAATGGTTCAAGCAATGAATTGTAAGGTTGGCAATCCTGCTAGAAAACTTGTGCTTTTAAAACTCGCTGATAATGCCAATGATGATGGAATTTGTTTTCCAAGTTATCAATACATTGCCGATAAATGCGAGATGACTCGACGTAGTGCAATTAGTCACATTGAATATTTAATCAAAATGGGATTAGTAAGCAAAAAAGAACGTAAAAATAAAGATGGTTCCATCTCAAATTTATACTTTTTACACCTTGAACAAGGTAGTGAAAATTTTGCACTGGGTAGTGAAAATATTTCACTAGGTAGTGAAAATTTTGCACTAGGGGGTAGTGAAAATATTTCACCCAGAACCAGTCACTCTTTAGAACCAGTCAATGAACCTAAAAAAACTACGCAAAAAAGCGAATCCGAAATGTTGCTTGAGCAGTTCGGTATTACCGGACAACTGGCGAAAGATTTTATCGCACACCGCAAAGCCAAAAAGGGCGTAATTAACCAAACGCAACTCAACCGTCTGCAAAAACAAGCGGACAAGGCTGGGATTTCGATTTGTGAAGCGGTGGAAATTTGCATCGAACGCAACTGGCAGGGATTTAACGCATCTTGGGATTGGCGTGATGAGAAACTGCGACCAAATTCACCGCACTTAGGGCAATCACACCGCAACAAACCCAAATTTGACGATACGCAGACAGGCTGGTCTGCAGGAATGAATTTCATAGTGGACGGTACACAATGGCAAATTCCATAACACAAAACCAAATTAACACGCTCCCACCAGAACGCACACAGCGTGCGGAAGAGACGATTAACTGGCTCTTTCAAGAGCTTAAATCGATTTTTCCTGGTTGGCGTGCAGCCTTTGAAACCGAAGCGGATTATCTCTCTGCTAAAAAAACTTGGTTGCGTGTGTTGGTACGAGAAAAAATTACGAGACCTCAGTTGGAGAATGGGATTTGTGAAGCGGAAAAATCGCTTGATAAATTTTTACCTAGCGTAGGGTTGTTTGTTTATTGGTGCAAAGCCTACGACTATCACGCACTAGGTTTACCGAACGAAGCGGAATTATACCAACGTTATAAAACTTTCTTAGGTTATGCCAGATTCAATCGGGATGAATTTCAATATCGTTCAAAAGTAGAATTTTGGTTGCTTAAAAATCTGTACGAAAAGTGCAAGAAAAAATCGGAAGAGGACACGTTGAAAGCTATTCCGAAATTACTCACAGAAGCGGCAGAAAAAGTGCGGTCGAATTTTCCTTTTGAGGATATTCCAAAGATGATTCCAGTAAAACCAAGTTTTTACGATAAAGCGAAGGCTGATAAGGCGCGAGATAGCTTGATGGCAATGATGAAAGGGAAAGGGGCATTGCAATGACAGAACAACAATTTGATAAAAATACATGGAAAACACCGTGCTATGTCTTTGAATGGCTATCTCAACGTTTCGGCTGGTTCGATCTTGATGGTTGCGCTACAGCCAACAACGCCTTGACATGGCGATATATCGGCGAGCCTAACTCAGATGATGATGAGCATCAATCAATCGCAGATGACTTTCTAATGCCGATTGAGCAAATGTTAGATGTATTGTTGGATGAAGTCGCAGAACGTTGTTCGGCTCCGTTAAGAATCTATGTGAATCCACCTTATTCCAACGTTACACCATATCTACAACGTGCGAAAGAATTATGTGATGCTGGTTATTTAGTCGTGATGTTACTCAACAATGATAAATCTACTCAATGGTATCAAAACCATATTCAAGGCGTGGCAAATGAAGTGATTGATATTACAGGTGGTCGAATTGCATTTATCAACCCTGTAACAGGAAAAGAAATCAAGGGGAATAGCAAAGGGCAAATGGTCGTAGTCTTTGATCCAACAATGGAAGACTTTGTCACACGTTCAATTAGCCTTGATTTTATTAAAAAGGTTGGTGGGTATAGCAAATGAGTTTTAAAGAACATAACAATCGCAAGAAAGCGAATAAGTTTGCTGAATATATTACGGGCGAATCTCTTCGCCGATATTTGGCTGAGAAAGTCGAGAAGTACTTAGGTAAAAATCCAAGTGTTTTTGATGGTGCAGCAGGCAGCGGACAGCTTGAGCAATTTATTCAACCAAGTAAGTTTATTGCAGTAGAAATTCAAGCGGAATCATGTGCGGCATTAGCCAATAATTATCCAGATGCTGAGATTCATAATACGAGTTTTTTCTTGTATCAAAGTGAGCCAAAAAGTGATTGTGTTGTAATGAACCCGCCATTCTCACTTAAATTTAAAGAACTTGCCGAAGAAGAAAAAGCTGCTATTCAAGCAGATTTTCCGTGGAAAAAATCAGGTGTGCTTGATGATGTTTTTATGCTGAAAGGATTAGCCAATGCGTATCGTTTTGGGTTTTTCATTATGTTTCCAGGTATTGCCTATCGAAACACCGAAAAAACACTCCGTGAAGTTATTGGGAATCAATTAGTCGAGTTGAATTTGATTCAAAACGCTTTTGAAGATACGCCTATTTCGGTGCTTTTCTTGGTGGTTGATAAAACTAAGTCGAACAACAAGACATACCGTGAGTTGTATGACTGTGCCACGAATAAAATAATTAACGCTGATGAATGGTTAATTGATTCTGATAAATGGGACACGATATCGCCACCCGAACCACCGAAAGAAAAAATCGATCCAATGAAATTAGAGTTGATGTCGCAAGCTCAATTAAAAGAGCAAATTCGCGCTCAAATTCAATTTAGCGGTATGGTATTTGATTTGGAGCGTTGGCCTAGAAAAGATTTTGAGAAATTTTGCGATGAAGTCTGTGCATTGATTCAAGAAGAGAAAAAATCAAATCGATTTTTATTTGGCTGGGGCGAATGATGAAAGATTTTTATATTCACCGTAGCGAATATCACGACGGTTCAACAAAAGGCTTTCGCCACGGTATTAAACATAAACGGCACGATTGCTTTCGTGGAGATGTGCGGGTGCTGCAACGGATTGATGGCAAAATGGTACAGATTTCTCGCGTGCGAAAACGTTTTAAAACCTATGAAGATGCGCATGCGTGGGCGCGTGGTTTGAAGTGCAAAGAATGAGTATTGCGATGTTATTCAAGCGTTGGGAATGATGTTATGAGCCAATACAAGCCTTTCTTTTTACGCGATCAACGCATTAAAAATAATTGCTTGGATTTAATCAAAGAGCTGCCAATAGACGATAAAAAGCCGTTGGTAGTCAAAATCCAACCAATAACACGCTCACTTGAGCAGAACTCAAAACTTCACGCACTACTAAGCGATATTAGCAAACAGTGCGAATTTAACGGTAAAAAGCGAGACATCGACACTTGGAAGATGATTATGGTATCGGCTCACAAAATTGCAACAGGTGGACAGGCTGAAATGGTAATCGGGCTTGAGGGGGAAGTAATTAATCTACGAGAAAGCACTGCGCAAATGGGCGTAAAAAGACTAGCGAGCCTTATCGAATATATTCAATCATGGGGCGTGCAAAATGGCGTGAGATTTAACGATAGATGGAGATTTGAATGAAACGCTTAAACGATGATGAGATTTTGGAGTTAAAAATTGTACTTTTGATTGCGGCAGTTTGGGTAATGTTTAATATGGTGTTTGGCTAATGGCGAAAGAGTATAAATGCAAAGTCTGCGGCAAAGCGTTTGTAAAAACCTTTAGTTCGACACAGAAAGTTTGCTCGCCTGAATGTGCGATTAAATTAGCTCGAGATAATGTGCAAAAAGCGCAAGAACGAGCAGAAAAGAAAAGACAAAGGGAGCGTAAGGCTAAATTAAAAAGTCGTTCAGAATGGCTGAAAGAGGCGCAATCGGTCTTTAATAAATTTATCCGTCTGCGAGATAAAAATGAACCCTGTATCAGTTGCGGTCGGTATCATCAAGGGCAATACCACGCAGGGCATTATCGGAGTGTGGGGGCGTGTCCTGAATTAAGATTTTGTGAGCTCAACGTACATAAACAATGCGCCCCCTGTAATGACCATAAGAGCGGAAATATCATCGAATATCGAATAAATCTCGTCAATAAAATCGGTGCGGATAAGGTAGCTTGGTTAGAACGGCAAGACCACGAACCGAAAAAATACACCATTGAAGATTGCAAGGCGATTATTAAGTATTACAAGACAAAAATTAAAGAGCTAGAGGAATAAATGCGTAAATTTAGCGAATTATCAGAACTAACGATTGAACAAGAAGAATTTGTTGACCGTTATATGTATCAATGGGGTGCTTGGGTGCGCAGCGGTAGGCTTGATAAACCGCAATTAAATATTATTGCAAAACTAATGCAATCAGTCATTCCTGCAGAGCCAAATGAACCAATTTGCGATGATGAAACTGGGTTTATGATTAGTCAAACCATTGAAATGTTTTTTAAGAAAAATGACCAAATCTTACACTTTATTGTGTTTGCTTATTATGTAAACAAAAGAACAATCAATTTTATAGCAGAACACCTACACGGCAAATCCAAAGCTAAGGAAATGAGACCTTGTGCAGGTAAATCTAACGTAAGAGTGCCAAGTTTTAGGACAATCTATCGTGAAGTCGAAAAAGAGATACACTTTGCAAAAGCAATAATTCACGAACTGCTTATAACTTGCTTTATTATTCAGAGAACTAGCAGGGAACGTGCAACAAATATCAAAAAAATCAAAATTACATATTGACATATTTGGCAAAGTGTCATACTATTTAGATGTATGGTGGTCGCAGTATAAGTAGTGAACACCTAAATTGATTTTTACAGCCCTGATCGGAAACGGTCGGGGCTTTTTGTTTACAGTAATAGCTCCTTGCCTTGTTAGACTTTATTGCGCGAGAAATCGCACGGGGTAAGGCCATCTATCACAAGCTCACGTTAATACGTGGGCTTTTTTATTGCCTAAAAACAGGCGGGAGAAAATATATGCCAATTAAAGAGCCTGATGTGTGGGCGTTAATATGGTCTTGGTTGCAAACAAATCTTAGTTCTAGCTCAGCACAGAGTGCTTTTTGGGCGTTATTTATTTCTCTTTTAAGATTTGGGTTTATGCGTAAAAAGCCGACTATTCGTTATGTCTTAATTGATGCGGCTATGTGTGCCTCTATTGCGGGTGTTGCGGTGCCAATTTGTACACATTTATTTGGGCATACTGAATATTCTTCTTTTCTCGGTACGATGATTGGTTTTGTTGGTACGGAGAAAATTCGTGAGTTTTTATTTAAATTCATTAATCGGAGAATTGATAAAGATGACAATGATGATTTCCGAAGTGACATTCAATAAAATTTTTCCGCACGCAGTTAAAGGTGTTTATCAAGCTATTTCAGCACAGATAGAAAAAGCAGGTTGTGTAACTAAGATGCAGCAAGCGATGTTTCTAGCGCAATGTGGACACGAAAGTGGCGGATTTACAAGATTTAAAGAAAATCTAAATTATTCTTGGCTTGGGCTTTCTAAAACTTTTCATAAATATTTCCCAGACTCACTTACAGCGAAGAAATATGAGCGTAAGCCTGAACTTATTGCTAATCGTGTTTATGCTAATCGTTTAGGTAATGGCGATGAGAAAAGTGGAGATGGCTGGAAGTATCGTGGTCGTGGACTGATTCAGATTACAGGTAAGGATAATTATGCCGCATTTAGAAAATGGTTAGGTAGAGACATTGAGCCAGAAGATGTGGCAAGCAATTTAGATTTATCTGTTAAAACTGCTATTTGGTATTGGCAATGCTGTGAATTGGCTGAACTTAATTCTGTAGAGAAAGTCACGCGAAGAATTAATGGTGGGCTAAACGGCATTGATGAGCGTTGTAAGCTCTATCGGGCATTAATGGTAACGGATAATGGCTAAGTACATTTACATGGCATTAGGGGTTGTTGTAGTGGTTTTGTTTGGTGCATTGCGTTATCAGTCGGGCGTTATTGATGAATTGGAAATAACGACAAAGCAACAAGAAAAAACTATCCAGCAACAAGAAGATGCTAACAAATCATTAAGCCTTGCATTACAACAAGAGCGTGATGCCGTTATTGCTCAACAAGAGCGTAATGATGAAATAGAAAGGGTAGCAACAGAAAATGCTGAATCAGTTAAAACAATCATTAAGACACAGCCTTGTGCCAACACTCGTCTGCCTCAGTCTGTTCTTGACCGCTTGTACAAATAAAGTCACGACTAAAGCAGAATATATTTATCCGCCTCAAGCCTATACCGCACCTTGTGTTAAAACAGCATTTACTGGTGAGACATACGGTGATGTAGTCATACAGCTTGTTAAGGTAACAGCAGAGCGAGATAAGTGCGCAAGCCAGGTAGATAATCTCAATAAGTGGATTAACCAAACCAAGACCGCCAATTAAAGTGCGGTCTTTTTTTATCAATAAAAACAACAGGAGCAATTATGCTAACAATTAAAATCATCCAAGACGGTGTAACGTCAATCACCGAGAGTAATAGCTTTGTATTTTACGATGAGACCTCTCGTGAGTACAAAGAGATGCTCAGATTGGCGGACAAACTAAAAGAAAAGCCGACCACACTTAACGGCATCTACTACACCCAGCCAATGTACGGCGACCAAGAGTGCAAAGAGGTTATCCGCGAGGAGTCAATCTACTGCTCAGCTCGAAACAATCCAACAGATAAAATCATTGGTATGATGATTGATTTTATACCGGACGACGAGCACGGCGATCAAGGCATTGAGAAAGAGATTGCATACAGCTTAATTGGCACTGGAGATCATATCTACGTTACCAATGAGCAAGGTAAGACAGTATTTAATATTTAAATCTTCAATAAAGGCGGCTGACAAGAGTCGCTTTTGTTTTATATGCGCACATATCTCAGCTATCCCCCCGCTCTAAAAATCTCGGGGTTATATCTAAGCTATGTAATGTAAATATTACAAATTAAATAAATTAGTGTGAGTAAGTCAGGCTAGAAAAGGTACTCCTGAGGGGATACCCCTTTCCACGGGGTTTCGGGCGCGCGGTTTTCGACAGTTTTTTAGGTTTCTAGTCATCATCATCTTTTCCCTTTTTTGGGCATTTTAACGGTCTCGGCTATGGATAATTTATACGACTTAAAACTCAATATAAATCAGATCGCCGAACTGGTCGGAATGCATCGGCAAACCGTGTCACAAAGGCTTGCAGGACTAACGCCAGCTATTGGCAGTAATTCCAAATTAAAGCTCTATACGCTATCTGATTTAATCAAAATCGGACTTGCCGAAAAAATGACGGCGGATGTTGATAGCTTGTCACCTGTTGAGAGACGAGCATTTTGGCAAGCGGAAAACGAAAGACTAAAATACGAGCGAGATACAGGCGAACTGGTACCATCCTTTGAAGTTGCTCAAGAGATGGGATTTTTGGCTAAAGCTGTTGTGCAATCACTTGATACATTGCCAGATATTTTAGAGCGTGATTGTGCGTTAACTCCAGCACAATTAACTCGTGTAATACAGGTGATTGATGACGTTAAATCGCAAATGTCATTACATATACAGGCTGGCGATAATAAATCAGAGGAGTAGTCATGTTTGCATCAGCTAAAGATATTAGGCGAGATATTGCAAATCTACTTAAACCGCCTCGCCGAATGAAAGTATCGGAAGCCGTAGCGGAATATATGCGAGTGCCAGTTGGTGGGGGTAACTCTGTTAAATGGGATAAAGATACTGCTGCATATATGTTAGATCCGATGGACTGCCTAAACTCTCGTGAGTATGACGCAGTTATTTTTGTTGGGCCAGCTCGTACTGGTAAAACAATCGGATTGATTGATGGCTGGATAACCTATGCGATTATTTGTGATCCGTCTGATTTCCTCTTGGTGCAACTTACACAAGAGAAAGCCAGTGAGCATAGTCGTAAACGTTTAGACCGCACTTTTAGATGCTCACCTGAGATTGCAAAAAGATTAAGTCCGCGTAAAAACGATAACAATGTCCACGATAAATATTTTAGGGCAGGTAATTTATTAAAAATTGGCTGGCCGTCTATTAATGTGCTGTCATCATCCGATTACAAGTACGTTGCATTAACCGATTACGACCGCTGGCCCGATGATGTGGACGGTGAGGGCGACGGATTTAGTTTAGCGTCCAAACGTACGACTACATTTATGAGTGCGGGTATGACACTTGTAGAGAGTTCGCCAGGCAAGGATATTGTTGATATAAAACATCATCCAAAAACTACTCACGAGGCCCCGCCAACAACTGGGATTTTATCTTTATATAACCGTGGTGATAGACGCAGATTCTATTGGCAATGTCCACATTGCAAAGAGTGGTTTGAGCCATCAATGGCAAATATGGTGGGTTATCGTAATGATACTGACTATGTTAAGGCGAGCGAAAACGCTCGTTTACAATGCCCACATTGTCAATCTCTCGTAGATCCTGACAAGAAACGCGCATTAAACATTGGCGGCAAATGGCTAAAGGAAGGGCAAACGATAGATAAAGACGGTGTAATCCATGGCGAGGGAAGAAACTCTCGTATTGCATCATTTTGGCTGGAAGGCCCTGCCGCCGCTTATCAAACATGGGCGCAATTAACTTATAAATTACTCACTGCTGAACATGAATTTGAAATGACTGGCAGTGAAGAAACGCTAAAGGCAGTAACAAATACAGACTGGGGATTGCCTTATTTACCACGCTCCGCACTTGAGCAACGCCGAAGTGATGAGCTGATGGAGCGGCGCGAAGAAACCGAAAAAAGAACGGTACCTTATGGGTGCCGTTTTTTATTGGCTGCTGTTGACGTACAGGGTGGGCGGAATCGCCGTTTTGTCGTCCAAATTGTTGGATATGGTGAAAACAGCGAACGGTGGCTCATTGATAGATACAATATTAAATCATCAATGCGGAGCAATTCCGATGGAGAAAGTCTCCCGATTGATCCGTCCGCCTACCCTGAGGATTGGGATTTACTCATTAGTGATGTGCTTAATAAGCAATATCGTATTGAGGGATTAGACGGCGGAGTCATGCCAATCCTTGCAATGGCGGTGGATAGTGGCGGTGAGGACGGTGTAACAGATAACGCCTATAAGTTTTGGCGTAGATGCAAACGAGATGGCATATCAAAACGAGTGTATCTCGTTAAAGGTGATAGTACCAAACGCCAAAAACTGATTTCTCGAACTTATCCTGATAACACCTCACGGTCAGATCGTCATGCTAAAGCACGAGGTGATGTGCCGCTATACCTACTTCAAACAGACCAACTCAAAGATCGCATTAGTAACGCACTAAGCCGTGAGACTATCGGGGCTAACTATATCCATTTTCCGTCGTGGCTTGGCGAATGGTTTTTTGATGAGCTGACCTATGAGGAGCGAGGACAAGACGGTAAGTGGCGCAAACCAGGCAAAGGTAACAATGAGGCATTTGACTTATTTTGCTACGCCCATGCGATCGCTATTTTGCGTGGTTATGAGCGTATTAAGTGGGGCGATGAGGACAATGTCCCATACTGGGCGAAATTGCCAAGTGTAAACCCTAACGTGATCCGCAAAGAATCATCCGCACCAGAAGAAGCTGAAAGTGCGGTAGAAATTGAACAAGTAAAACCGCAACCGAAACCCAAACCAAAAAGTAATTGGTTAAACGGTGGCGCAAGCAAGAAAAAAGGTGGGTGGCTGTGATTTACGACAAAGACGAGCTTGAAGAAAAAATCCGAGCTCTTGATGAAAAGATCGAAAACGCCCAAAGCCAAGTTAGTTTTAATGGGCGATCGGTATCTTACCAAGTGTCCGAATGGACAAAACAACGTGACCGCTATCAACAAATGCTTAATGAGTTATTAGCGGAAACAAGACAGCGCATTAAACGCCACAGAATCAAATATGCGAGATTTTAAACGATGGGAATATTAGATAAAACAATTGCCGCAATCTCGCCTAAATGGGGCGCACAGCGAGCAAAAAGCCGATATGTGATGAATGCATACGAGGCAGCAATGCCAAGCCGTACACATAAGGCAAAACGCGAAAGCCAAGGCGCTAACGTATCAACCAAACAAAGTGCGGTCAGTTTGCGAGAACAGGCTCGGGCATTAGATCAAAATCACGATATTGTGATCGGGATTTTGGACAAGATGGAAGAACGTGTTATTGGCTCACGAGGTATCCACATTGAACCACAGCCGATGAATTTAAACGGTGATGTGAATGAAACCTTAGCTGAACAGATTCGCAAAAAATGGGCAGAATGGTCTATTCGTCCTGAAGTGACAGGGCAGTTTACTCGCCCTGAACTTGAGCGGATGTTGTTACGCACGTGGCTCCGTGATGGGGAAGTTTTTATCCAACTTGTGCGAGGCAGTGTAGCAGGTCTCAATCACAGCACCAAAATCGCATTTAGCCTTGAGGCGTTAGAGCCTGATTTTGTGCCGATGAATACTCTTGATACGGCAAATTTAATTCAAGGGGTAGAGCTTGACGCATGGCGTCGTCCTAAGTCGTACCGTGTTTACATGGACAACCCACAAGAAAATAACCGCACTTACGGGCGAGTTAAATCGGTGCCGGCAGAAAATATGTTGCACCTTGCGTTTAAAAAACGCTTGCACCAGTTGCGTGGCGTATCGATGTTGCACGGTGTAATTATCCGACTTGCTGACCTTAAAGATTATGAGGAAAGCGAGCGTGTGGCCGCACGAATTGCCGCCGCCTTTACGATGTACATCAAAAAAGGTGATGCCGCTATCTATGGGGATAATGAGGATTATAGCGCAGACAGCCCGGAGCGAGATTTTGAGATTGCGCCCGGTGCAATCATTGATGATTTAAAACCCGGTGAGGACATCGGGTTAATCAATTCTAATCGCCCAAACGTTAACCTTGAAACCTTTAGAAACGGACAATTAAGGGCAACGGCGGCGGGAACTCGCTCCAGTTACTCAAGCATTGCGCGAGATTATAACGGCACTTACTCAAGCCAGCGCCAAGAGTTGGTGGAGAGCTTTGAGGGTTACTCCGTTTTACAAGATACCTTTGTTGCGCACATCTCACGTCCGATATACAGAGAATGGCTAAAAATGGCGATTGTCAGCGGCGAAATTGATGTGCCAGTCGATATTGATCCTGCATCACTTTATAACGCTGTTTATAGCGGCCCTGTGATGCCGTGGATCGACCCGACAAAAGAGGCGCAAGCGTGGAAAGAGCGCATCAAAGGTGGATTAGCGACCGAAAGCCAAGCAGTACGAGCAAGCGGCAGCAACCCGGCAGAAGTTAAACGCAGACGTAGAGTTGAGGTTGAGGAAAACCGCAAATTTGGTCTCAAGTTTGACACGGATTTAACTAACACAGGTACGACAAATGACAAAACAAAAAATGATTCTGTCGCCGGTGGCGATGGCAACGAGCGCAACAAAGACGAATAACCAGTCTTGGTACTCAATCAAAGCCAAAGCCAACGATACGGCAGAGATCTCAATTTACGATGAGATCGGATTTTGGGGCGTATCTGCTGCGAGCTTTGCGCAGGATTTAAAAGACTGCGGAAACAACATTAAGCAGATTAACCTACACATCCACTCACCCGGTGGCGATGTATTTGATGGGATCGCTATCTACAACTTGCTAAAAAATCACCCGGCAAAGGTGACAGTTTACATTGACGGCTTGGCGGCAAGTATGGCGAGCGTTATTGCGATGGCGGGCAATGAGGTAATCATGCCGGAAAATGCAATGATGATGATCCACAAGCCTTGGGGCATCCAAGGTGGCGATGCTGAGGATATGCGCAAATATGCCGACTTATTAGACAAGGTCGAAAATACGCTAATCCCAGCTTACGCAAGCAAAACAGGAAAAACACCTGAAGAATTAGCAGAAATGCTATCAGCAGAAACTTGGCTCAACGGAAAAGAATGTGTTGAACAAGGATTTGCAGACAAACTAGCCGAACCACTTGTGGCGATGGCGTCTATTAAATCAAGAAAATTAGAGGACTTTGAAAATATGCCAAAAGCAATGAAAGACATGTTGTTTAAGCCACAAGGCAACGCTGGCGCATCCGCACCACAAGCAACACCAACTCCTGCACAACCAGCACCAACTGAACCGGCAAATCAAGCGCCGACAGCTCCGGTAGATAACACCACACAAGTGCAGGCGGAATTAAATAAACGCAACACTGACATTAAAGCCGTATTTGCACCGTTTGGTACTACGCACAATGATTTGTTAGTGGAGTGTTTAGGTGATTTATCAATTACCGCAGATCAAGCCAAAGACAAATTATTAGCAAAACTTGGTGCAGGCACAACCCCAAGTGCAGCAGTAACGCCTTATGCCGATAACGGTAACATTGTTGGTGATAGTGTGAAACAATCATTATTAGCACGTGCAGGTATCGACAAAGATAAAGTTGATGCAAAAGACAACGCCTACAACGCAATGACCTTGCGTGAGCTTGCCCGTGCGTCATTGGTTGATCGTGGTATTAGCGTGTCTGGCCATAACGCAATGAGCATGGTTGGCTTGGCGTTTACCCACTCAAGCTCCGACTTTGGTCAGATCTTAATTGATGTAGCGCACAAATCCTTGCTTAAAGGTTGGGAAACCGCAGCGGAAAACTTTGATCAGTTTACCTCACGCGGCACATTAACCGACTTCCGCGCGGCGAAACGTGTTGGATTAGGTGACTTTGGTTACTTACCGCAAGTTGGTGAGGGTGAGGAGTACACCTACGGTACAATCGGCGATGAGGGCGCTAGCGTTGCATTAGCGACTTACGGGCAATTATTTAGTATTACCCGTCAAGCAATCATCAATGACGATATGCACTTGTTGACAAAAATTCCTGAAAAAATGGGACAAGCGGCACGTGCGACAATCGCTAAATTAGTGTTTGCGTTATTAACTGGTAACGCGATTGCGCAAGATGGCAAAAAATTATTTGATGCCTCGCACAAAAACTCATTTGATAATGCCGCATTAGATGTAACCAATATTGATAAAGCAATTCAAATGATGAATGGATTTGTCAATACTCGTGGTGAACCATTAGCGATTGAGCCTGATTTTATGTTGTTACCAACCTCACTTTATACTCGTGCTAAACAAGTTCTAGGTTCAGCAAGTGTGGAGGGAGCTGATATTAATTCTGGCATTATCAATCCAATCCGTGACATTGTGCCGACAGTTAAATCCGCACGTTTACAAGTTGCCGATCCAAAATCTTGGTACTTAATCAACAAAGAGGCTATTGAAGTTTCTTACCTTGACGGCATTGATACGCCATACATGGAGCAACAACAAGGTTTCACTGTTGATGGCGTATCTACCAAGGTGCGCATTGATGCAGGTGTTAATGTAATTGACTACCGTGGCATTGTAAAAGTTACCAATAAGTAACTTAAATCGCCCTAAATAACGACCGTACTTTTAACCGAAGTGCGGTTTTTTATTATCAAAATCAAAGGATTATTAAATATGGCTAAAAACTATATGCAAGACGGGAACACCGTGCGTTTTACCGCTGCCGCTGCCGTGAAAAGCGGTGATGTAGTGATGTTAGAAAACCTTGTGGCGATTGCTATTTCTGATGTAGAAAAATCCGCCGTTGGTGTTGGTTTGACTACAGGTGTATTTACGGTCAAGGCAAAAGCGGCTGACGACATTAAACAAGGTGCGATCGTTTACTGGTCTGCGACTGAGGGTGCAACAACTACCGCAGGCACTAACAAACGCTTAGGTATTGCATGGCACGCAAGTGGTGCAACCGTGGACACTGTCGATGTCAAGATCAACGCTTAGTCCGTTTGATGACGCACTCGCACAGGCGGACAAAGTCATTACTGACGTGATGATGTCCGTCTATGTTATCAACGGCAAAAAATACAAAGCGGTGCTTGATGAGACACCGAAAGAAATGGAGCCGATGAATGGTGTTTACCGTACGTTGACAATGTTTAAATCCTCCGGTTACAAGCCTAAAAAAGGGGATAAAACAACCATTAATGGCGTTGATTATGTTGTTACTGGGTTTACGTTTAACAGCGGCACTATCATGCTCCAGTTAGAGGAGGATGCAAGTTACTGATGGCAATTAATGACGACATCGAAAAAGCGAAGAAAGCCTTATCCGACATTGATAAAAAAGCAGTACCTCAAGCCATGGCACGCACGATTAATAACATTGCTGCTAAAGTGATGGTTAGATCTGTGATTGAGACATCAAAAAAGGTTGATGTACCAAAGCGCCTAATTAAAGGTCGTGCGAAACTTGAGAGAGCTAAGCCAAGACGACTTAGTGCATTTATCCGTGTAAATCGTGGCAATCTCCCAGTTATCCGTTTAGTAACGGGCGGAGGGCGATTTGTGCGCCGTGGCGAAAATAAGGGGCAGTTAAAGATCGGGAATCGTCTTTACCCTCGAGCATTTGTCCAAAAACTTAAAAACGGACGAGTGCAAGTGTTACAACGGCAAGGCAAAGATCGCTACCCAATCGATGTAGTCAAAATCCCACTCAAAACCCCACTCACCGAATCATTTAATGCCGAAGTGAAACGGGCTTACGAAAAGGATATACCGCAGGAATTACGCACTCAGCTAATCCGACAAATCCAAATAGTGGTTAAAAAATGAAAATCCACTCCAAGATAAGACAGGCGGTCATTGACGCATTACGACCGCACCTCCCAAAAGTTAAAGAGTTTAGCAATGGCAAGCCGTCATTTACCGATATTGAGAGCCAAAGCCCCACTGTTGCAGTGTTTATTAGCGGAGTCTCCCCTACCGGTTATCTGGACGGCACAATGCAGGCAACGCTCCATGTCGCCTGCTTTATGAAGTCTGCTGCCCGTGAAGATGACTTGGATAAATTAACCCAAGAAATCTACGAATCGGGCATTGTTGAATCCTCTTTAACCACGCTAACAGAAAACATTGCATTTACGGCATTTGACTACGAACAAGACGACCAAATGGCGACTTGGATAGCGGCCGATTTGCAATACGCTATTACATACGAGGTAGATAATGGCTAAAAACACAACTCCTACAAAAGGCGCGGGAACGATGTTTTATCGTCTTAAAGACGATAAGGAATCAACCGTAATTGTAAACGGCACAATTAAAGCGGCTGACATTAAAAAGCCAGAAAACTGGGATCGCATTGCGAAAATCAAAGAACTGTCACCGGGCGAAGTTACCGCAGATAGCTATGAGGATAACTATTTAGACGATGCAAACGCCGATTGGAAATCCACAAGCCAAGGCGCAAAATCAGCCGGTGAAACTACATTAACGCTTGCTTGGTTACCTGGTGATACCGCCCAACAAGCATTGGTCAGCGACTTTAACACCGGCAAAAAGAAATATTATCTTGTTGTCTATCCTAACGGCGTACGTGATGTGTATTACGCTTGGGTGTCATCTTTAGGCAAAACCGTGCCACAAAACGAAGTGATGACCCGTACAGTTAAGCTAACTAACGTAGGTAAACCGTTATTGGCTGAGTATAACGAGGCTGGAGACTAGTTACTATGTTAAAAAAAGTTAAGTTTGAGTTACGCGATCAAGTGTTGGTGGTATCTGCAATCTCCGCGCTTGATTACCTTGATTATGTTGATTACCTAAACAGTCTAGATAAACCTGAACCGGTATCGGAAAACGACACCGAGCAGGAATTAAATAGCAAGCTCAACAAAATCACTCGTAACAATCTAATGGCGCACACTCGCTTGATTGCGATCTCGCTATCGTATGACAGCGATAAGTCTGTTGATGACTTACAAAAAGAGCTATTAACCACTTGGACTCAAGCGGATATTTTCCGCGTGCTTGAGGCGGTGCAGGATGTTTGCGAATTTCCGCAGGCAGATCCGTCAGAAAGCACACAGGAAGATGGTGAGCAAAAAAACGCCTAGAAACCGAACTTGACTTTGTCCTAAAGCTGGCGCACGAGTTTAAACGCGCCGATTACCGGCAAATGCTCCGCGAAATGTCTGTCGCGGAGTATTTTTGCTGGTGTAAATACTTTGGCAAACGTCCGTTTACACTTGAGTTATTAGATTACGGCTACGGCACGGTAGCAAGTGCGGTTTACAACGTTGCGGCATTAAAACAGATTGTTACAGCGCAGGATTTTAGCGTTTTACATACAGCTAAACCAAACGCAGAAATGACAACGGAAGAAATGATGGATGCGTCTATTGCAAATGATGGAGTATTGAGAATTGGACCAGATCAGCAATTTAAAAATCAAACTCGAGGCAGAGACGGCAAAATTTACTGAAGAAATTAACAAAGCCCGCAACTCTCTCAATGGTTTGGGTAAAACTACGGGCGGAATTAACTTAACCAAATTGGCGATTGGTGGTTTAGCCGCTGCCGCATTAAGCGCTGCTGGTGCGCTTGCTGCTATGTACAGTTCAGCAATGGCAGGGATTGAGTTGTACGCCGAAACAGAACGCTACTTAGCTCGCACAGAGGCGCAATTAAAAGCGACCGGTGCGGCTGTTGGATTTACATCTGACGAGCTTAATGATTTTGCCGGATCGCTTGCCATGAACACCCTAGCAAGTGTAGATGGCGTAAGAAGTGCTATGTCAGTCATGATGACTTATCGTAGTGTGACTGGTGAGACATTTAAAACAGCCATTAAATTAGCGCAAGACTTGGCGGAAGTTTATAAAACTGATGTATCAAGCGAGGCACGCAATCTTGGGCGAGCTTTAGAGTCCCCTGCTGAGGCTGTATCTCTATTAAAACGCAAAGGCATTGAGCTTACAGAGACACAAAAAGACCTGATCCAATCCTTTGTAGAGAGCGGCGAAAAAGCAAAAGCACAAGAGATTATTTTGCATGAGCTACAAAAGCGTGTTGGTGGAGCCGGTGAGGCTGCTGCAAGCGATACTGTTGCTGGTGCGTTAGATACCTTGGGACAAGCAACCGATGAGCTAAAAGAGGCGTTTGCAACCTCTACTGGTATCACTGACTTATACAAAGCCTCAATAAATAAATTAGCTGAGGCGTTTTTATGGCTGACAAAAGTCATGAGAGGGGTTGATACAAAAACGCATGTAGATACCCTCGAAAAGCAAATTGATGTGTTGGAGAAATCCAAAAAAAGCCTCGAAGAAAAGGCTAAGTCAGGTATTTATGGTGATGGCATAAATGATGCGTTAGCACACACCACGAAAGAGTTGGAAAAAGCCCGTGAAAATCTAGCCAAATCAAGAAAAGAGCTAGATGCGCAAGAGGCAGAGTCGAGAAAACGCCAACAAGAGGCCAACGAGGCGAAAGAAAAGCACGAAAGATCTGAAAGAGAAACCGCCGGAGCGTCAACGCTCGGAAAGATCGAAGATAAGCTAAAAAGCAGATCCGAAAAATTAACAGCCCAATACGAAAAGGACAAAAAAGCCCTTGAAAATCTTGTGTTGAGCGAAGAAGAAATCCGCCGCAGAGGCTTTGATAATATTGACGCACTACGCCAATCCTCCTTAGATAAATTAACTCAAAGCTATAACAAAGAGTTGGCGGAGCTCCAAAAAAGCGAGGATAAAAAAAGTGCGGTCAAATCATCCTCTAAAACGAATGATTTAGCGCGCTTGGATATGGCGTATGCTGACGAATTGCAAAAAATCACATTAGTCCACCAAGAACGCATAGCGCTTATCGGTAAAATGGCAATCTCTGAAAGAGATGCAAAAGAGCGTGGCTTTGCCTCAGCTTTAGAATTGCGTAAACATTACCTTGAACTTGAAAATCAAGCCTATGAGGACGCAATCAATAAGCAAAAAGACAAAATGCGCCGTGATGAGTACGACAAAACGGAAAAAGTGCGGTCTTTTTTTAATGATGTCAGAGGGTCAGGAAATGATCCATATGTACAAAACGATATTACTCGCGAGAATCAATTAACCAAAGCACAAGAGCTTTACGATCAACAATTATTGAGCGTACAGCAATTTGAGGAGGCTAAGGCATTAATTGAGGATACATACAGACAACGCAAAGAGGATTTAGATCGTCAGGCGGTATCATCTCAGTTGAGTATGGCATCATCTTTATTTGACGGCTTAGCCGGATTGGCTGAGGTTGCCGGAGGTAAACAATCCGGTGCTTACCGTACGCTATTTGCAATATCTAAATCATTTCAGATTGCGCAATCAATGCTCAACCTACATGCGGCAGTCATGAAAGCGATGAATGACCCTACCGCAGTTACGCCGGCGCAGAAATTTGCCAACATGGCGGCAGTGGCAGCGCAAGGTGCGGCAGTATTGCAACAAATAAAAAGCGTTACAATATCTGGCGCTCGGGCTAATGGTGGCCCGGTTGGTGGTGGTCGAGCTTATCTTGTTGGTGAGCGTGGGCCGGAAATCTTTGTGCCGGGCGCAACCGGTCAAATCACGAGTAACGAAAATCTAAATAAAGCCCTTGGTAGTGGCGGCGGTGTAAATAGCGTTGTGATTAATCAAACAAATAATTTTGATGGCAACGGTGCAGACAATGCGGAGTTAGCCCGCATGGTTGCTGCCGCAACCAAACAACAGGTTTATGAGGTAATCCGAAATGAATCGCGCCCGGGCGGAATGATGGGAGGTCGATAAGTGGCAAAAGAGCGTTTTAAGTGGAAAACCCTTTGGGGTTTATCAACAGAGACAGAACCAAAGGTTAAAGAAATTAAATTTGGTGATGGCTACTCGCAGAGAATACAAGACGGCTTAAATCACATTGTCTCTAAAGCTACCCTTACCGTGCGTCTAAACAAACGAGACAAAGCGGCTATTGATGAGCTTGAGAGTTTTTTACTGCGACACGGAGGCTATAAGTCGTTTGAGTGGCTACAGCCTGGTAAAAAAACTCCGATCTTGGTTGTCTGCCGTAAGTGGACAAGCACAGATAACGGAGTTTATGTTGATTATGAGCTGCCGTTTGAGCAGGTGTTTAATTGACTACCATTGAATAGGATCTCTTATTTTGTAATAATGACTTATCTTTACTTAAGGAGATCCTATGGCTATAAAATTTAGAAAGACAAAAAAAATCCTACCAGGCGTAAAGTTAAACATAAGCAAGTCCGGCGTAAGTGTTACAACCGGAATTAAAGGCGCATCTATTAATATAGGAAAAAATGGGGTTTATCGAAATTTAGGCATACCGGGAACGGGTATCTCTAAGCGAGATAAATTGGAATTTTCCTCAAGCAAAGAGGAGGATTATTGCAACCTTGATGTGTTGATTGATTATGTTGTAGATGGGCAAGTTGTAACATTAAATGTTGCAATTACTGATTATTACCCAGAAAAAAATGCTATTTGGGGATATTGCGAAGAACTTGAGCAAGAGTCGGTCTTTTACTTGAATGATATACAAAGAGTGTTTGACATTAAGTCAGGAAAAGATGTTGAAGATGTTGCCGAATATTTTTTGCAGCTAAACCAATCTGAAGATAAAGAGAAAAGTAATGATCCACCAATAGGAAAAATTCTTATTGTGACATTTATCCTATTCTTAATTGCTTATACATTTCTTTTTACAAAAAATTGAAAATTAGCCTCTTGACTACAAATGGGCTTTTTTATTAGTATGTTTTTCAAGGTCTCAAAAGCCTTTCTATTTAGCAGGTTGTTTGAATGGCAATCACTTGTCGAGGTGATTAAATATCGGCACATTAAGCTCTCGTAATCGAGAGCTTTTTTGTTATTGACAGTATACAAATAAATTAATACACTCTTTCTCAAGGTGTCGAAACCTTAAACCAAAAGCGGAAGTCCGCACCCGATAGCATAGCGGTTTTTTTATGCGCAAAATTTGTGATCTCGTTTAGTTTTATTGCCATTAAGACTTAACACGCATAAATCCAATTTCATCTATGTCGGGCGGGCGGAGAATACAACACCCGAAAGGGGAATAATCCCAGCCGTTTCTTTTGGTCGGCTTTCGAACCACCCGGCACCCTTAACTGGGTAAATCTTAATATCGAAAACAAACCAAAGGAGACATTCTATGTCTAATCAAACCCAACTTTCAAAGGCGACTATCGGTTTAACCGACAGTCAGGCAGGAAACGGCGCTCAAAGTATTTCTATCATCAGCGAAAGCCGAATATACGCAACGAGCTGGTGAACGGGGAAAATTATTGCAGCAATGCAAATCAGAAAAGCAAGACCTTGAGCGTGAGCTTTTACAAATTAAACAGTTAGATCTTTTCGTGAACTTATAACCGCACAATCTTTTAGAAAGTGCGGTTTTTTATTGGAGTAAATATGAGTATTTACGGACAACTGCAACAATACGCCTCTCATGGTTGGATAGAATTATTTGAACTCGATCTCACTAAATTTGGCGATATTGTTTATCGTTTCCATGATGGATTAAATCCATTAGGTCAAGCTATTGTGTGGCAAGGGCTGGAATATACACCTTATCCAGTCAAAGCTGAGGGATTTGCAGTTGATGGGTTAAATCCTGTTAGACCAAGGATTACATTTTCCAATTTAGGTGGGGCGATTACATTAGTCTTGGCAAAATTAAAAGGCATTGAGGGCGCTCGACTTACTCGCAAACGAACGAAAATAATCTATCTTGATGCGGTAAATTTTGAAAATGGAAATTTGACTGCCGACCCAAACGCACATTTACCCGATGATATATTTTATATATCGCAAAAAACATCGGAAGACCATTTAACCGTTAGTTTCGAGCTATTACCTGCCACTGATTTAGAAGGGGTGAAATTACCCCGTAGGCAGATTGTGGCTCAATATTGCACTCATAAATATAAGGGGCAGTTTTGCGGATATACAGGCGATAAAGCAACTTGCGCTAAAACGCTTGCTGACTGTAAAGCACATTTTGGTGAGCACTCAGAACTGCCTTTTGGTGGTTTCCCAAGTGCGGCATATATGAGGATTTAAAATGAAACATATTGATGATGCAATAGCACACGCCAAACAAAGTTATCCGCACGAAAGTTGCGGTTTTTTTGTGCTTAAAAATGGCAAATTGCAGTATGTCACCTGTACCAATTTAGCGGCAGAAACAGAAGATGAATTTTTGATTGGCATAGAAGATTATGCCAGAGCGGAAGGAGTGGGGGAAATTAGAACCGTTGTTCATTCCCATCCAGACGAGAGCTGTTTACCAAGCATTGCAGATCAAGACGCACATAAAATGAGTGGATTGGAATGGTGCATTATTGGACTAGAGGGCGATGAGGTATCTACGCATTTTATGCCTGCACTTACAGAGGTACCTGATTTGTATGGGCGTAAGTTTATCCATGGCATGACCGACTGCTACGGATTTGTGCGTGATTGGTATCACCAAGAACTGGGTATTAATCTCCCAAACTACAATCGCATAGATGGCTGGTGGGATAATGGTGGCAATCTCTATGTTGATAACTTTGAGGACGCGGGATTTTATCCAGTCAAAGACTTAAAAATAGGCGACATGATTGTGATGCAAATTAACGCAAATGTACCTAATCATGCTGGTGTTTATCTTGGTGATGGTTTAATTGGCCATCACCTATACGGACGACTATCAAGTAAGGATGTATATGGACAATTCTACCGCGAACGAACAACGCACATCATGCGACATAAGGAAAATACGCCTTAAAGGCGAGTTAGGCAAACGCTTTGGTAAAGTCCATAAGCTGGCAGTAAAAACACCAGCGGAAGCCATCCGAGCCTTATGTGTTTTAAAAAGAGGATTTAAAGAGTTTCTCTTAGAATCTGAAAAACACGGAATAGTTTATCGGTTCTTGGTGCAGAGAGAAGAGCTGACAACATCATCTGATGAATTTCAAATGCGGTATGGCGCTCAAGCCGAATTTCATCTTATTCCTATCATTAGGGGTTCTAAGCGGGGTGGATTCTTTCAGCTCATAGCGGGGGCTGCGATGATTGGTCTTGCATTTTGGAACCCTTTAGGATGGGCTACTATAGGCGGTACAGGCTTTTTAAGCAGCGCGGCAACCTTGCCACTTACGATTGGTGCATCACTTGTACTTGGCGGCATCAGCCAATTACTCGTCCCTGTGCCAAAAGTAAGCGGGCCACAAGAACGTCCAGAGAATAAGCCGTCTTATTTATTTAATGGTGCAGTAAATACAACCGAGCAAGGGCAACCTATCCCATTGTTATATGGCGAATTAATAGTTGGATCTGCTGTTGTATCGGCAGGTCTTACCGATAAAGAAATTCCTATCAGAACAAACTCTACATCAAACAATGAGACTAGAGGAAAACTTAAATTTAAACGAGTTTCGGGGTGATAAATGCAGATAGTTGGTAGAAAAGGCGGTGGGAAAGGTGGTGGCGGAGGTGGTAGAGCACCAGTTGAAGCGCCAGATTCGCTCAAATCTTGTTCCTATGCAAAATTTATTGATGTTATTTCTTGTGGAGAAATTGAAGGACCGGTAAATGGACTAAACTCAGTCTACTTTGGTGATGTGCAGTTACAAGATGAAAAAGGTAAATTCAATTTTAATAATGTTGCTATTGAGTGGCGACCTGGAAGCGTGAGACAAGCACCGTCAGAAATTTGCCAAACCAATGAAGTGACAACAGATGTCAATACCGAAGTAAAAAAAGACAAACCTATCACTCGCTCTATTATTGCACCAGAAGCAGATATTGTTAGAGTAACTATTACTGTGCCTGGATTAAGTCATCAAAATAAAAGTAATGGTGATATTAATGGAACAAAAGTTGAGTTAAAAGTTGAATATCAAGCTAATGGTAGTCAATGGATAGATGCAGGTAATATCGTTATCGAGGGTAAAACCACATCATCATATAATCGCGAACATAGCTTTAGATTAACAGGCGAAGCTCCCTGGAATATAAAAGTGACACGGTTAACTGATGATTCAGATAGCCAGGTTTTACAAAACAAAACCATTTTTTCGAAAATCACAACGGTTTTTGAGGAAAAATTAACTTATCCTGGCGTGGCATATGTCGGCGTGCAAATAGACGCTGAGCAATTTAGCTCAATACCATCTCGTGGGTATCATTGCCGTGGCATCAAACTAAAAGTGCCCTCAAACTACAATCCAGAAACTCGAGAATATAGCGGTGATTGGGATGGTACATTTATTGTCAAATACTCAAATAACCCTGTTTGGATTTATTTTGATTTACTCACTAACGAGGAATATGGGGCAGGGGAATACATCAAAGAAGATATGCTAGATAAATGGTCGATGTACCAAATAGCGAAATATTGCGACGAATTAGTCCCTGATGGATTTGGTGGCCGTGAACCTCGCTTTACCTGCAATGTTTATATCCAAACCAAACAAGAAGCCTTTAAGCTGTTACGAGATTTAACATCGGTATTTAGAGCAATGAGTTATTGGAGTAGCGGTACTCAAATGCTCGTCCAAGACTCACCCAAAGAGCCTATTTATCAGTTTAATAATACCAATGTTATCGGCGGTAAATTCAGCCGCTCAGGCTCGAATATTAAAACTCGTCACAATGTTGTATTAGTGACGTGGAACGACCCGAAAAAGTACTTTAAACAATCTGTAGAGTACATCGAGGACTCGGAGGCGATTGTTAAGATGGGGTACATATCCCAAACGGAAGTTGTGGCGTTCGGCTGTACATCGAGAGGGCAAGCGAGACGACTAGGGAAATGGCTACTTTATACTGAGCAATACGAAAGCGAAGTTATTACGTTTTCTTGCGGACAAGATGGTGCCATACCCATCCCTGGCGAAGTGATACAAGTATCTGACGTCCATCGTTCAGGAGAGAGACGCGGTGGGAGAGTTAAAGACGGTTCAACAACAAACCGAATCATCCTCGATGCGGAAGTTGAAATCACAAAAGAATCAACGATTAGCATTGTGAATGAAAAAGGGGAGTTGGAACAAAGAGCGATTACACAACGTGGGAAACTCACTGAGATTGACGTAAGACCAGTCTTTACCTCTGTTACAGAAAATAGCACATGGATTATTGCTAGTTCAGATATAAAACCTGAATTTTATCGAGTTATCTCCATTGTTGAGAGTGATGACGGCTCATATACTATCACTGCATCTGATTACAATCCCTCTAAGTTTGAGCATATTGAAAATGGGAATGAACTCATTGAATATGACACAACAAACAATACGCTAGATACTGGTGTAAAAAATGTAGTGATTACTGATGAGATTTATCGTGGGCTTGGGGGAAGTATCCAAACCAAAATTGTTGTAAGTTATGAACCTGCAAAATCACTCACATCTCGATACCAAATTGAGTATCGCGAGGGCAATGGCAACTGGAAACAGATGGAGCCAACGACCTTAACATCGGTTGATATTCCTAATGTAAAAGATGGTGTGTTATATCAAATCCGCATCAAAACAAGCAATGTATTAGGTGTATGGTCCGATAATCCAATCCAAAACTATGAGCCAATAGGGAGATTACGTCCTCCGCATAATGTTTCTAATTTAAGACATAAGGCTATTGCCCAAGAAGGAGCTTTTTTAATTTGGGATTTATCGCCCGATATAGATTTAGAGTATTACGAGATTAAAAAAGGCGACACCTATGAAATTTCTAAACCAGTTGGGAAAATCAAGGCAAACGAATTTAATCTTGGTTTTATTCGCGCTGGTGAGCATAAGTATTGGCTAAGCGCGGTGGATTCTTCCGATGTTCGCTCTGAATCGCCCACTGCAGTAACGTTTAATATTTCAGGCGGACAGGTAGAAAACTTAGTTGCAGAAATTGTCGGCGATGAAGTTTTGATGACTTGGGGTGAGACAAAAAACAACTCTTTTTCGACTGAGCTCTACGAGGTTAAAAAAGATGATGATGTGCTGGCTTTAGTTAAAAGTACATCATTTAAATTTAAGGCTGATTTTAACGGCAATAAAAAATTTACCGTTACTGCAATTGACTTAGGCGGAAATCGTAGTGAATCCGCTCAAGCGCAGCTAATTGTCCATCGACCGACACCTGTCTCTATATCTCAACAAGTTATCGATAACTACGTCATGTTGCGTTGGCAAAGTGCCAAGGCTACCTTGCCGATTGTCTATTATGAGTTGCGGAAAGGGGAAACAATAGAAAATTCAGAGTTTATCACAAATATTGATGGGTTAGCGTTTCCACAGTTTGAAACTGTAGGAGGGTTATATAAATACTGGATTATTGGTGTTGATAGTGCAGGTAACAGAAGTGAGCCGCAATATACGCTATCCAATGTTGCACAACCGCCAGATTATATCCTTAAATACGACTACAACAGCTCGTATGACGGAATTAAAAATGGTTCGGATAAAATCGATGGCAAGTTATATCTACCAGTCAGACGAGATACATGGGCAGAGCATTTTAGATCCAATAATCTCGCTACTCCAAAATCTCAAATTAATAGAGGTTTCCCGTTGTACCTCCAGCCAATAGACGAGAGCGGATATTATGAGGAGGAAATGGATTACGGCACGGTATTAGCATCATCCAAAATTACTCTTACCCCTAAGGTGATAAGCTCTGGCAGTTATGATATTAACTATCATATAGCAGTAAAAGAAAACGCTAAAGATAATTGGCGCGAACACGACCAACAATCCGTTTATGAAACCAACTTTAGATATGTTAAGTTTAGAATTACAGTGAGCAATGCACAGAAACCTGTCGTAATAGAGTCACTTAATCTAAAACTCGATCAAAAACAAAAAACTGACGGAGGAACCGTACAGGCAAATGCGTCAGATATAAAAGGCACATGGGTAAACTTTGCAACAGAGTTTATCGATGCGTCTGTCCCGGTTTTAACACCACAATCTAAACAACCACTTTTTGCAACATCTGACTTTAAGGATGAGCCAAAACCTAAAGGCTTTTACGTATTTTTATTTGATAAAAATGGGAATCGTGTAAGCGGTAAAGTTGGCTGGGTTGTAAAAGGAGTGTAAAGGAGCAAAAATGGCAGATTTTAACAAACCAACTGTCGATAGCGAGTATACGCAATTCCCAACCGAAATTAGAGCCGCCATTAGTGCGGCTTTATCATTTTTGGATGGGGAGCACACTAATGTCCCGCTAAAAGCAAAACGCTGGAATCCATCGACAAAAATTTTTGAAGAATATAATGGTGCTCAATGGGTACCCATGGCTACAGAGTATAAACTACCCGTTGATTATAACTCACTCAAAAACAAGCCACTCCCAAACTCTGCTGTTGACGACGAAAGTGACACAAAGTTTGCGAGTTCAGCAGCCGTTAAAACGGCTTATGATAAAGCGGCGGAAGCAAAAGAAGCTGCTAGCGCTAAACAATCCCCAGCCACAACCTTAGCAGGCTATGGTATTGGGAATTTCAAAGTAGAACAAGGGCAAGGCGATGCCAATGGCTATAAAACCGATGGCAATTATTACTTAGCAAGCGGTCAAAATCTACCCGAAAATGGGGCATGGCATATTGAAGTAGTGAGCGGAGGGGCAACAAATGCGGTGCGTCAAATTGCACGTAAAGCAAATGATAACAAAATCAAAACACGCTTTTTTAATGGCTCAAATTGGTCAGAATGGAAAGAGACAGGCGGCGACGGCGTGCCTATTGGTGCGGTGGTGTCATTTCCACGTGCGGTAATTAATCCCGTTGGTTTTTTAAAAGCCAATGGCACGACATTTAACCAACAAACCTTCCCTGATTTATACCGCACTTTGGGCAACAGCAACAAACTCCCTGATTTAACCCGTAGCGATGTGGGCATGACGGCTTATTTTGCCGTGGATAACATCCCTGCTGGTTGGATTGCCTTTGATGAGATTGCCACACAAGTTACCGAGCAACGTTACCCAGAGTTATATCGTTACTTAGTTGGTAAATATGGCTCCATTGCTAGTGTACCTAAAGTCGCAGATAGATTTTTGCGTAATGCGGGTAATGGGCTCTCTGTGGGGCAAACGCAAGAGGATGCAATCCGTAATATTACAGGCAAATATTTAGGGATGCACGCAGGAGATATTGACGGGGTATTTTATCGAGGGGATAGATCGGGTGTTTATCATGACGGCGGAACTGGACATAAAGGGTATATTGGCTTTGACGCATCGCGGGTAGTTCCTACTGCAAACGAAAATCGCCCGAAATCACTCGTCTTAAGACTGTGCATTAAAGCTGTTAGCTCGTTTGATGATGTAGTCTTTTGGATTAAGTCACACGGCGAAGTAACCAATGCTGGTACGCTTGATGCAGGGCGATTAGCGCAAGGATTACAAGACAAAGCTGACCGTAATCATACCCATACTGTGAGCCAGATTACAGATTTTAATTCCGTTACATCTGGCATGATTAATGATGCGATAACTTATGAAAATATCGGTGGCTGGGAAGTGTATAAATTCTCAAATGGGTTGATGATTCTTACCTATATGCATGAAAACACCGAGCCATCATTTAACCGAAATATTAATGATGAAAACGACGTGATTACATTAATGTACCCTGTGGCATTTACGAGCCTACCGGTGGTCAGTATTACTCATCAATTATCGCGTCCTTATTTTGAACGGGTAAATGGACAAAATTGGACGACCAGCAAAGCGAATAATCCGAAAGGGCAATCAAATCAGTTACTTTCCAGTTTCCATGAAAGTAATAATGTGGAAATTGGATTATGCTATCAAAGCTCAAATACGCAATGTCAATTTACTTATTCACAAAATTACGTCTATATTTCTGAAAGCACTTTGCATATTACCGCTATCGGGCGTTGGAAAGGGCAATCTTATCAACGAATTGTTACCGATGCGCCAACAGTCGAAGAGGTAAATAGCGAAGCTAATCAAAACCCTAGCTCATCAGGAAGAAATAATAGGGGGCGCGTAAGACGTAGACCTGACGGCTCAGTGGTTGAAAGATAACTATGATTACAACTGAGAAGAATATTGACGCAAAACTTCATTGATACGAGTTTGCCAACCTTTACCTGTGGCACGGAATTTCTCGACCACATCGGCAGACAAGCGAATGGTGACGATTTGTTTTGTAGGCTGTTTTTGTTTGCCTCTCGTTAATTTACGGGGTATCAACCCTTGATTTTCCATATTGGCTTGATGCGTTAATAAGGCATTCAGTAAATTTTGTGGCATAACATCTTCAATTGGTTTGAATTTGTCTAATTCTTCATCTGTAAATTCAAGATTGAAGCGTTCATTATCGCTGACGATGTTGTTCATATTTTTTTACCTCTCGTTTGTTTGCTTTACGAAAGCTAATCACTCGTAAATGGGTTTTAGTCATCTTAAAACAAATAGCGTGAAGTCGATCATCTAGATAAGCAAGCGCATTCCAGCGGACTTCACCATAATCTGTGCGTTCATCTTTCCAGATTAAAGCACTGTGCCATTGAAGATATTGAGCTTGTTCAAAAGGACGCCCTCGCTCTTCAATATTACGTTGATTTTTATCAGGGTCAAATTCAATTTTCATTGCGATTTATGATGTATTTTGTAAATACATTATAGACAGCAAGAAAGAAAATGTAAATACAAAAAGGAAAAACAATGACAATCTACTACAAAAATGGCTTTTTTGACGACACTGACGGCGGTTTTGTACCTGAAAGTGCGGTAGAAATTAGCCAAGATAAATATATTGAGCTACTTAACGGACAAGCTCAAGGCAAGCAAATCATCGCAGACAAAACAGGGTATCCTGCACTGATTGACCCGCAACCCAGCGCAGCACACCAGTTAAATCTTGACACCCTCACGTGGGAAATTTCCCTCGAAAAACAAACCGCACTTTTAACTGAAACTCAAACTCGACTTATCGCCAACATTGATGAGCACGCAGCTAAAATCTACAGCACTTGGACGAGATTTGAAAGCGAGTATCGCGAACGCCAAGCAGCTGCAGAAGCGTTTAAAGCAGCAAATTATGAAGGCGAGTGCAGTCGATATATCTCAGACTTTGCACAACGTGCGAGACTGGATAACAAGACCGCCACAAATCTGATTTTGACGCAGGCAGCAGGACTCGAAAAACTGCAGGTTGAATTAGCTAATCAACGTATGCGCAAGTATGAGCTCAAAGCTCCTAATCTCACGATTGAGCAAATGCAATCAATCCATGATGACATTATCAAACAAATGGATAACTTGATGGAGGCATATCAAAATGGCTAAGGTTTATTTGGCGATGTACAAACACAAGCGTGACTGGCGCAAAGAGCCAGTCAAAGCCATCGCCGACCACATTACTCGATTTTGCACAAAGGGCAAATACTCGCACTGCGAGGTTGCCATTGAGCACATTGAGTTTGGTAATGGGCATCATTACGAACATCACACCGTATGGGATTGTTACTCATCATCAGTGCAAGACGGCGGTGTACGTTGCAAGCAAATTGATGTTTATGATAGAGAAAAATGGGATTTAATTCCGCTCGACGGTGTAACCGAAGCACAAATCAAAGCCTATTTTGACCGCACTTTGGGCTGTAAATACGACTGGTGGGGTGCGTTAGGAATCGTACTTGGCATCAAACAAAAACGCTCGAAGTATTTTTGTAGCGAATGGTGCTTTAATGCGATTTGCGGTGGGGAAAATGGCTGGCGATTTAGTCCGAATCAATTAGGGGCAATGTTTAAACATGATGACTAAAGACAAACCGATCATTAATTTCCACTGGAAATTTTATGCGATTTACCCCATACCACGCAGCCCCTAAAATAAAAGGCAATGAGGCAATACCTGACATTGGCCCCAAAAATCTAAGACCGCCAGCCATGATGTGGACAACATCCGATCCTTGGCCTGATAGAGTTTAAGACAAGCGGTGGGGAATTTCGCTGTTTCTTATATCTAATTTAAACGCCCTTTAATGATGATTTAAAGGGCGTTTTTATTTCTCAAATTTAGCGGGCGGTTACACCTAAAGCGCGATGAAAATTCACCGAACTTTCTAAATACTGTTTATCATTAACTCAATGATCAGCTAGGATTAAATGATTTTAGTTTGACGAGAATTTGACAAGATAGGTGTAAAAAGGTATGGAAGGTTGATAGGACTAATGGATAAATATATAATATCTATATGCGTAAGTGGTTGATTTATAATTTATTATTGATTAATATCTATTATAACTGGTTCGGACTCTTAATCCGTCAGTCGAGAGTTCGAGTCTCTCACAACCCACCATTTTTATTATTCATCTCTAATATTTTAAATTTCTTTAATTAGCTTAAATTCTTGACTATTTTTAGCGGTTATTGTGGTAGAATACCCTTAAATTTTAGTCGGGTATCATT